ATATAATTATATAATTATTATTTCTATTTATATAATTATATTCGCTATATATATATAATTAACTTTTTATATATTTTCTCTAAATAGTATTCCGCAACTCTGCGATTTTACTTTCTAAATCTGTAATTTTATCAATTAGCTCTTTAACATTTATTTTACATTGCTTTTTTTCTAAACTACTTAAATATTCGAGAACTCTTAACAATGCTTCATTTTGGCGCTCCTTTATTTGTAATTTATTTTTTAAGTCTAAATTACGCTGTTCTACAATTTTTAAAAGGTCTTTTTTATAACTTGTATCTTTTTGCGGTATAAATTGCTTTAATTTTTTATATTGTTCAATAGCACTTTTTTCATAATCATCAGACTCTGCTAATAATGAGCCAACGTTTTTATCATACTTAGCAATAGAATCTCCAAAACTAAGAGCCATATAAATTATATATAGATGATTTTTTTATTACAAAAATATAGCTAAAATATAATAAAATTATAAAAATAATAAATTAAAAAAAAAATTCAATAATAAATTATAAAAAAAATAATAACATTTATTAAAATTATATAAAAATATAGACATATATTATTTAGAATGAATAAGAATTGCGTAGAGCCTCTATTACAAGAAGACGTTAATCGTTATGTTATGTTTCCAATTAAGGACCAAGACATCTGGAAAATGTATAAAAAACAAGAAGATTTGTTTTGGAGAGCAGAAGAAATTGACCTTTCAAAAGACAATAAAGATTGGGAAACGTTAAATGATGACGAAAAACATTTCATATCTATGATTTTAGCGTTTTTTGCTGCCAGTGACGGAATTGTCTTAGAAAATTTAGGCGTGCGTTTTATGGGCGAAGTTCAATTAAGTGAGGCTCGAGCATTTTACGGGCTACAAATTGCTATGGAAAATATTCACTCTATTACTTATTCCACTTTGATCGATACATATATTAAAGATAAAGAGCAAAAGCACAAATTATTTAATGCACTAAATGAATATGAATGCATTAAGAAGAAAGGTCAATGGGCTATAAAGTGGATTAATGATAAAAAATCCAATTTTGCTACTCGCCTTGTTGCGTTTGCTTGCATTGAAGGTATATTTTTCTCAGGTGCATTTTGCGCGATTTATTGGTTGAAAAAGCGCGGACTAATGCCTGGACTAACCTTTTCAAATGAGCTAATTTCACGCGATGAAGCATTACATACCGAATTTGCTGTATTATTACATAGCAAATTAGAAAAGCCGCTTAAAAAGCAAAAAATTCACGAAATCATTAGCGAGGCTGTAGCTATTGAGCTCGAATTCATTAACGATTCGCTTCCGTGCAGATTAATTGGTATGAATCAAGTATTAATGAAACAATATATTGAATTTGTTGCTGACCGGTTAAGTGTTCAGTTAGGAGGTGACAAAATTTATGAAAGCAAAAATCCGTTTGATTGGATGGAAAACATTAGTATTGAAACAAAAACCAACTTTTTCGAAGACCGAGTAAGTGAGTATTCGCTTACAACTAAAAACTCTAAATTAAACACTTTCGAATTTGGTGATGACTTCTAATTTTTGCGCTTTTTTCTTTATATTGTTTTTTATTATATTTAAAGCGGTTAATAAATATAATAAAAATGATTATTTAGTTTTGTTTAGTTTTTTAGCGCGCTTTGTTTTTCTTCTTCTTATTTTTCTTCTTCTTGTTGTTTTTCTTCTTCGGCCACCAAATTTAACCGTACCACGTTTTGTTCTAGTATCAGACAGTATAGGTGGAGGTGTAGGTGTATCTATAGGTGGAAGTAAAGATGTTATTGAAGATGGAAGCAGTGCGTCATTAGGTATTTTCCCCGCTTGCTGATCCTTTCGCGTATTGATAACAAGTCGTTCAATATTTCTAAGTCTTTCTAATTCCTCATGCATTGTATCACATTCTTTAAGTTTATGAGCAAGTGCCATAGCTATTTCTTCATCACTTGTCGGTTCTTTCCACTTGCTACGTTCAAGTGAAGGTGTACGTGGTAACCTTGTGGTTCCCACGAAGGGCTGAGGATAAACAGGCCTATTAGTCACATTCCACTTTTCAGCAATGGCTTGGGGTACTTGATAATATAATAACTCTGTTGGACCAACATACAATCCTGTTCCTTGCATATCTATATATAGTAATAAGATAAAAAATTTTTTTTTTCTTTATATTGTTATATGTTTTTTGCTCCTGAACGCTCAGGAGCAAAAAACACGATTGTGTATGGGAAAGTGTATATTTTTTTGCAACCGTTAGAACAGTCGCAAAATATATTAGAATACAACTAGTAATTAATTTACTAAAACATAATAAGCATTATTAATTAAAGTGTTGTTTTTGATTGCTCTGCTCATTTTAGCCGGAGAGAAATCTTCGTGAATTGCTGCTTTTGCTATTGTGGTCCAATTATTTAATATATTTTTGGTGCTAGCGTCTATTTTTTGAACTTTTTTACCACTAGTAGCAATTAGGTCATATCTAGCTTCCTGATAATAGTCATTTTTTAAACTAATACCGTAATAACCCTCAAATGTAGCATTTATATTATGTAGGCGGATCGGCCCACCGAGAATATATTGACAATTTTTTAAATAATTTTTAACATCTTTGTCCTCATTATTATTGATTAATAAACTATTATTCTTTTTATAATTTATGAATTCTTCTACAATTTTATTAGTTGAAGCGCGACCTTCGGGAGAGAAAATGCAACTTTCAAAAATAAAATTTTCTATTTCATTTGAACTACTGCTTTTTTTATATACAATGTCTTTTAGCTTTATTCCTTTAAATCCATGAACAACTTGATTCTTATTTTGACCACTAATGCGACATGCTAAAAATCGTGTTCTCATATATGTATTAAACATGCTAAATACGAGTTTTGTGGGTTTCTCTCTATTATAAATACGAAATTGTCCTACAATAGTTGTTGAAGCTACTTCTACCTCTTTATGAAGAAAACAACACTCATCAATAAATTTATCAAATTTATTTTTAAGTTCAACACTTATTATATTAGTTTCATCATTATTTACATTGATGATTTCATTATTATTTTCATAATTATTTGTAATAGATGCAAGAACTTGCTCTAATTTTTCATTTTTTTCTATATATTCATTATTAAGGACCTTCAATTTTTCATTTTCATCACTTAATTGCTCTAACGTTGTTTTATATTTTTGATTTTCTTCTACTAAAATATTAAATTTTTCAATACTATATGATTTTTCAGAAATAATATTTTTAATATATCTTGAGAGACAAAGAATTGTAAAGTTGGTTTCATCATATGCTAATATTTCATTTTTATTTTTTCCATCTACTTCAATGGTGCGTAAATGTTTTCTAATTTTAGAGCTTGTTTTAATAGCATTCTCAATTTCTTGCCTATTATGAACTTTGAAAGCATCACGAAGAATAAAATTTTCATAAGTTTTATGATGGTCTTGTAATCGCACAGAGAGATTATTGCTATGTCCAAATTTTATTAATTTCTCTCCTTCAGTATTTGAATTATCAATAGTTCCAAAATAAATACATTCACAATTTACAGGAAATTGAGAAACAATTGTTTTTTCAATTGCTTTTAATTTATCTTGAATAGCATTTGTAATAAGATTATCTTTTATTAGTAATTTATTTTTCATTTCTAATGCTTCTTCTTCTAATACTTCAATGATTAATTCTTCTAACTTAATATAGTATTCATGAATTTCGTCTGCTTTTTTTGTTTGTGCCTTTAAACATAATGATTTAAATGTTTTAATATTTAAATATATTTTTTCAGAGTTATGACCCCCACTGCCTTTTTTTGCAACCGTTTGAACAGTCGCAAAATTAGTAGTACTATTTATAGTATAAGTATTGCTATAATCTTTATTCAATACAAAATTATATTTTAAACAAGTAGTTGCGTTAAATTTTCTATTAAATCCCAACCACCTCCAAATATGATCAAGATCTACTATAAAGTCAGCTGTTTTATCATAATTTAAATAAGTATAAAAACTTGATAGAAATAGTTGTTGCTCCATTTTTGTGAAGTTAGTTTTTACTTTTTCTAATAATTTATTGTTATTGTTATCACTTAGCTTGGTAATAGGGTTATTTGTTATTAAATTCACAATGTCGAGAGAAGTCATATTATACTATAATTGTTCTATTATCTTTAAGTTGTTTTCATAATTTAGAAACAAAACTATGGAAGCAACGCCTTACCATTTAGTTTTGCGCACATTAATTTTGGGGCCTTTCTTTTTATCTCTCGAATTAGGGTCATACATCTCTTCGTCGTCATCGGAGTCCATATTTTTACTTATTTCCCAGAATTCTTTTGAGCCGAGTTTGAATGTTTTATGATGTTCGGCTTTATACCAGAATATTTGGTCGTGTAATTTATTCGATTTGGCGTTATTATTAATCACTAAACACTCATAATTTTCTGTGCACTGATCCATAACCTGGCAAAAACTCTCAAAGGTTGGAAACATACCCGCATAGTTTTCATAAATACGCCGCCTATTTGCTATATATGGCTCGCGCAATATAAAAACGTAGTCGATATTCGTGCGCAAATTTGGAGGAATA